GGTGAAAACGCTGGTACATGGGGAACAAAAACTAATACAAATTTACAACTCATAGAACAAATAACTGGTGGGTATATTCAAAAATCTATAGCAGGTGGTGCACAAACTACAGCTTTAACTGTTAGTGATGGATCATTAAACGCAGAACTTGCACACAGAATGATCGAGTTTACAGGATCAATCACCGGAAATCAAATTGTTACAATACCTCTAGATGTTCAAACTTTTTATATTTTAAAAAATTCAACTTCAGGTGCATACACTGTTCAGTTTAAGTATGCATCAGGATCTGGTTCTTCATTTACTTTTGCAACAACAAATAAAAAAACAGCTATCGTACAAGCAACAGCAGACGATGGAACTAATCCAAACATAATAGAAATTCAAACAGGTGGAGACGTTGTAGATGATACATCACCTCAACTTGGTGGTGACTTAGATGTTAATGGTAACAAAATTGTATCTACTTCAAATGGTAATATTGAATTAGAACCAAATGGAACTGGTGATGTAATATTAGATACTGATCAAGTTGTAATTGGTGGTGGATCAGAAGTAGGACAAATATCTTCTAATGGTGCATACGATCTTAAATTAGTTACAAACTCAGGAACAAATTCAAGTTACATTAATATTGTTGATGCAGCTAATGGTAATACACAACTATATCCAAATGGAACAGGTTACACAGAAATAGGTGGCGGAACAAATCCAGGAACAATTAGACTAAATTGTGAAGATAACAGCCACGGGATTTACTTGCAGTCACCCCCACATAGCGCAGGGCAGAGCTACACACTTAAATTTCCCACTGGAAATGTTACAGCAGATAGATTTTTAAAAGTAACTTCAGTATCAGGATCAGGTGCAACAGGTGTTGGTCAATTATCTTTTTCAGAAGTATCAGGCGGTACTTCATGGCAAGCAGTAAAAACTTCTACTTTCACAGCAGTAGCTGGTGAAGGTTATTTTGTTAACACTACGAGTGGTGTTATAACTATGAACTTACCAGCAGGTGTATTAGGTGATGAAATAGTATTTATAGATTACGCAGGCACATTTGATTCTAACACATTTACAATTGCAGCAAATGGTTCAGAAAAAATAAATGGCTCAACAGCAGATTTAACAGTTTCAGTAGAAAGGGCAGCTAATACTTTAGTTTATACAGATGGAACTCAAGGTTGGTTGTTAAAGAATAAATAATCATGGCTACTTATAAAGAGGAAGTGGGCACAGCAGTCCAAAACATTGCTGGCGATACAGGTACAGTTGCAGGTCAACTTTGGTACGATAGCTCAAATTCAGAATTTAAATACAGACATCAAGCTTATGGTGATGCATGGTCTACAGGAAATTCCATGAATACTGCTAGAGGTTATGGTTATGGAACAGGGACACAAACAGCTGCTCTTGCATTTAATGGAGAATCACCACCCGATCAAGTATTAACAGAGTCTTATAATGGAACTAACTGGACTGAAGTAAATGACATGAATGCTGCTAGACAACAATTAGCAGGAGCTGGAACTCAAACATCAAGTTTAGGTTTTGGTGGAGCGCCTCCTCCAGATTATAATCTTAATGAATTATGGAATGGAACTAACTGGACAGCAGTTAATACTTTAAATACTGGTAGATATGGAAAAATGGGAAGTGCAGGAACAGACAATACATCTGCTATAGGAATGGGTGGAAGAACTGGACCATCTTTACCTGCAGGAAATTCAGCACTAACTGAAATTTGGAATGGAACTAATTGGACTGAAGTTAATGATATGAACACAGCTAGATATAGTCTTGCAGGATTTGGAACTTCGACTTCAGCTGTAGTTTTTGGTGCAGAAGGTGTATTAGCAGAATCTTGGAATGGAACTAATTGGACAGATGTTGCTGATTTAAATAATGAAAAACAAAATACAGCAGGATCTGGAACTAGTAATTCATCTGGATTAGCTTTTGGAGGTGGACCACCTAATTTAGCTACAACAGAAACTTGGAATGGTTCGATATGGACTGAAAAAAATGATTTAAATACTGCAAGAACTGGTTTAAATGGATCTGGAACTCAAACAGCAGCAATAGCTTCTGGTGGTTTTTTACCTGCTGCTACAGGCGCAACAGAAGAATGGAACGCAGGCATTAATCTTGGAACATGGTACACGGGTGGTAATATGAATACAGGTAGAGCACAACTGGCAGGTTTTGGAACACAAACAGCATCTTTAGCCGTAGGCGGAGGCGGTAGTGTAGCTAACACAGAATTATATAATGGAACAGCTTGGGCAGAATTAAATGATTTAACCACAGGGAGAAGACAATTAGCTGGAGCTGGAACGTCAACAGCTGGTTTAGCATTTGGTGGTGAAAACCCAGGTGGTTCTCAATTAGACATTAACGAATTATGGAATGGATACGTTTGGACTGAAGTAAATGATTTAAATACTGCTAGAAGAATTTTAGGAGGAGCTGGAACGTCAACAGCTGCTTTAGCTTGTGGTGGGCAGGGTGCAGCTCCTGGTGCAGGAAATTTAGCTGCAACAGAAACTTGGAATGGAACTAACTGGACTAATGTTAACGATTTAAATACTGCCCGAGGTGGAATTTCAGCGGTAGGAACAACTCCTGCTGCATTGGCTTTTGGAGGAACTGTAAGTTCGACAAATACAGAATCTTGGAATGGAACTAACTGGACAGAAGTTAATGATTTGAACTCTGGAAGAGATCAAATGGGTGCAGCTGGAACTCAAACAGCTGCTTTAGGATTTGGTGGAACTACCACTACATCAGCTACTGAGTCTTGGAATGGAACTAACTGGACAAACGAAAATGATTTAAACGTTGGAAGACTTCAATTAGGTGGCGCTGGAACTCAAACATCAGCTTTAGCATTTGGTGGAAGTGTATCTCCAAATGCACAAACAGAAGAATGGGACGGAACAGGTTTAATAACAAGAACAATTACAACAACAACTGATTAAGGAGGACAACTATGGCAAAAACATATCAATACTGTGTA